CCGATGGCGATGATGTTTATGGTCATAGTGATTGCTGTGGTTACTCGCTCGTTTCTGTATAAATTAATCGTGCCGATGGCAGCGATTCCAGGAGTTTTAATAGTATCTACAAAGGCGCTGGCCCCGTCCGAAATTGTAGCGCATAACGCTGGCAGACTCGCAAATGAGGCGGCATAGTTTCCAAGGCTTTGCCGGGTGCCATAGTACATTGTCCCTTCTTGGCCGGTAAATGTAGATGTGAACGCAAACTGCTTTGTGCAAATCATCGTCCCGTCGCTGAATTTGATGTATGTGCCATTAGAGTTGCTTCCTATGTCAATCAGCTTCGTATTGTTCTGGTAGATGTCGCCGTCGACCTGTGCATCCCCACGAAAATGTGCATCCCAACCGACATCCAATAAGTCGTCATACTCGGCCACCTTGCCGAAGGCGATCCCCTTACCGCCGGATTTAAAGTCCATGATAAACTGAATGGAGTTGACTACCACGTCCTGAGAAATGGTAGTGAAGGCGTCGGAGACCTGTACCTGTACCGTGAAAGTGGATTCTCCCGAGGCGGAAAAGGTCCTGCGCACTCCCGAAGTGATCGCCGTCAGGCTCGACCAGCTTCCGCCGTCCGGCATATAACGATATTTGCCGGAGATGGTATTCCGCCCGCCCACCGTGGAGCCGGAAAAAGCCGCCGCCAGGGAAATATATTCCCCGTCATCCTGCGCCGTGCCACTGGAATTGGTGCGCAAGGCCGTCATCGATGCAATTTCGGGCGGAGAATAGTCCTGGACTGTGATGCTCACGGTCTTTGTGGCGCTTCGCCCGCGGCTGTCGGTGGTCTTGGCGGTAAAGGTGACGGTTCCAGAGGTATTAAGGAATCCGGTGGTCAAACTGGACGAGGTACCGGAATATCCGCCGCCGGAGATGGAGTAGCTCTTAATGGTGCTGCCGTAGATTCCGGCCGCGCCGACGATCTGCAAAGTCGCCTTGCTCTTGGTCTTGACATATACTCCCCAGCTGGACGGCACGTCTCCGTCCACTCGCGTGACCGACAAAGACGAAAAGCTCGGGACTACGGAGGAACCCGCTGTCACAGTAAAGCTCTTGCTGGATGATCCGATGGCCTTGCCGCCGCTGTAGGTGGTCACGGTGACCGTGCCTGTTCCGCTGGTGCTGTTGGGAATGGCGTCCAGCCAGGAGACGGGGATGGTGTAGGATGTACTTGTGGCAACATTATTTACGGTGTGGGTGTGGCTGCCAAACTGCCATTTGACAGAGTGGGTGAAGCTGGAAGACGCGCGGGAAATGTTAACCGTCATTCCGGTGCTGCCGGCCGTAACGTTTGAGGTGGAAAGCGTGAAGCTGCTGGCTCTTGGGATGGTTGGGAGCGTGACGTTGCCGGTGACCGATATATTCGTCAGCTTGGACGTCATGCCCAACGAGTCGAAGAATCCCTTGAGGCTGATGGTCTTGGAACCGTCTGAATTGTGCGTCACCGTCTTGCTGACTGTACTGCCAATCTTGACCCAGCTGGTGCCGATATTAAAATACCCGTCATAAGTCATGACCTTGGCGCCGTCCAACTGAATATAGGCGTCGCAGTCATAAGCCCACGTCGGACCGTAGCTGTCGCGGTGGACGTAGAGGGTCATGGTGATGGTGCTGGAGTTGTTTGGGACGCTCTGTGTGTAGGAATATACGATTTTGATGCGTGAGCCGTTTTGATACCCGCTTACAAGTTCCGCCATTATCCCGCCCTCCATTTCATGCCGAGATTAGCATTGGGGCGGAGGACCCAGTCGAAAAATCCCACAGAGGTTTTCCCGATCGTAAGCCGGTCCAGAATTTCGGCGTTGGTGATGTACAGCTTATTGTCAGATATGTAGGCGACTTCTGCGCCATTCTGGGTAAAAGATATTTTTTCGTTGGTAATGATACACTGTAGGCTGCTGTTCCGGTCCCCAAGGACGATGTTGCCTCCGACAAACTGGATGTACTTTCGCAGCTCCTCAAAGGCCGTCTGGTTCTCGCCATTGCTTTCCTCCACCCAAGACCTGAACTCCTCAAACTCCATCTCGAAGCCCTGTTCTGTCTGCGTGAATCGGGTGTCGAGGATGGCAGTCAGTCCGTCGCTGGTGACGTAGGTGCTCCCCACCTCGGACATGATGCTCTGCGCCGTCTGGTCGATGCGGGAATACACATCTTCGGTGATGCTCGTTACTGTGTCGTTGGTGACATAGTCGCTTTCGATGGTCTCTGTGCGGCTGACGAGATCGCCAATGGTCTGGTTGTTTTTATTGGATTCTTCCGTAAAGGTGGAATAGGTACGGCCAAAGCTAAGCTTGTTTTGCGCCGGGTCGTCTAAGCGCAGCGACAGCTTCGTGACAAGGTATTTCTCCCCGTCTATTCCGTGAGGAGGGGAATCCACAAAGACATATTGCCCGAGGCGGAAGTCGTCGATGGATTTGTCCATCTGGGAGAGATCGGCGGCGCTCATGTCGATGGAAGCCACCGTCTTGATCTGCTCGTTGAGATAGTCCAGAGCCTTCTGTTTGAGATTCCCAGCCTGGGTTACATCATCCCAGGTCTGCGTGCCGATGATCCAGCCGTACTTGTTAACGGCCTCCTGATCGTAGACATAGTCCACACCATCGTTGACCTCTTCAATGGTCAACCTTTCCTCTGTCTGGTTGCCGTCCTCGGTTTCCAGTCGCGCCCCCAGAGGGATCAGGGCGGTGATGATCCCGTCTCCGTCAAGGGTTTTGGCGTAATCCAGTAAGTTCTCCCCAAAGGTAATGCGCTGGTCGCTGGTATACGGGAAATCGGCCAGATAGTCCAGGTAGTTCCCGTCCGCTTCGTGGCGCACCCAGAGATACCCGCCTAGGGTGTCCAGCAGGCGGGTCTGGATGATGTCGAAGGTGGTCTCATAGGTGACGTTGCTGCGGTTGATGTAATCGTTGGGGTCGGTGACCGTAACCGTGCCGACCTTAAACTGTTTCTCCGCACCCACCTGTCCATTGTGCTGCTGGATGAGGTAGGAAAACAGCTCAGATATGCCGCCAGCCATCTCAAAAGGCCTGACACGACTATCCAGTAAAAAAGCCAGTTCCCCCTCGCATGTGTACTCCAGTTGACGATAGAATTTCTCGGCACTGGAAAGGGGCCGCCCCCGGAAAAGGACAGCCCCGTCTTTTTTCACTTCGATGATGGATTTGAGCTTCTGGATGCTTCCATAGGCCGGGTGATTGGGATAGACCGTGAAGGTGAAGGTCCCGGTCTTGTTGAGTTCCAGCGAGAGGGAAGGGGAGACCAGCTGATACTCCTCCAGACGGGGATCGTGGATGATCTCCCCGTCGCAAAATACCTGGTACATTACAGCGCCCCTTCCTGATACTCAAATTTAATGTGTCCTGTTCCGGTTAGGGTCATAGCGTTGCTTCCTTCCGTCAGGATCAGAGCGGGGGCCCTGCGCGTCCCCGCGGGGAAGACGATGGTACTCTCTCCAAACTCCACGGTGATCTCGGCGTCAGTCGTCACGGTTGGTACAACCGGCTTGCGGTCGTTTTGCAGTGTGATTTCCAGACTGCCGGTCACGTCGTATTCCGCCACCGTCTGGCTCAGTTTGTATTTGTAGGGGGCGCAAATGGCGGTGACGTTGACGGCTGCGTGCGCTAAATCATTGTATTCCTTGGCGACTTGAAGTCTCCCTACAATATAGCGTGTGCTATCGTCGGGCAGTACGATGTTCATCTTCCGCCCGCTGAGCTGATTTATCATACTGTTGATCGTTTCCTCGCGTTCCAAGCGTGTGCCCTCCGAGCTTTCCAGCCTCACGGTCAGCGTGCGGTCGTTGTACCGCGGTTCTCCTCCGGTCAGGGCGGCGGTCAGGTCAAGCGATCCATCCCGCCCTGGAACCGTTATCCTGTCGGACTGATATTCCGCGGGCGACAGGCTCCACGCATTCAGCGTCCACCCTCCGGAGGATGCGGTATCATATGCGCCGAATATAACTTTTCTTTTTGTCATCACACTGCTCCTCTTGCGGCCAGCGCCGCACGCCGTCCAAGTTTGCTGTCATATGCCCCGGCCGTAGCGCCGACGAGCGCATCGCCGTCAATGGTCAAAACCTGCCCTCGCTCGATTGCTGCAAGGATAGCGTCCAGCTTTCCCAGCATTCCGGTTGCACCGGGCAGTGCGCTCATGCTTGCGACAGGTCGGGCACTACTCACGGCAGACGCTCCCGTCTCGCTCCGGACCTGTGCAACGAATTCTCGCGCTACCTCTCGTATCCATCCTCTGTTTTGCTCAAGGGGAACAACAGCTTCAGCGCCGCTGCCTTCAAGCAGACCTACCTGCCCTTTTTCCAACACGCCGCCGGTTGCGAGCTTGGGTATCTGTGGGACCGGCGCACGCCAGGTCAGCCACTCAAAAGGCTTGATGCCTATGATATTGAGACCGTGTATCGTGTCTAGGATACCGTTGAGACCTTTAAAAGGCAGGGCCACCACGGTGTTGATCCCGTCAATCAGGCCATTAACAACAGTCTTAAAAACCTTGAGGATACCCTCTTTGATACCCTTAAACACCTTCCCCCCGGCAGAGAACACGGAAAGAACGCCCTCCCAGGCTTTTTTAAAGATGTTTTTGAACCAATCCGCGACAGTTCCAAAAACATTTTTGATGCCATCCCAGACGCCGGAGAAGAAGTTTTTTACCCCCGACCAGGCGGACTTGATGCCGTCCCAAGCCTTGGAAAATATATTGCTGAAAAAGTCACCGACCGGGGCGAAAATTTCGCAGATGTTATCCCAAATGCCTTGGAACCATTCGCCAATCGCACCGAAGACCTCCTTGATGATATCGACCGCACCCTGAAAGAGCTGGCCGAACCAATTGGGTAGCTCTTGGAAAATCATAACGATTGCGTCCCAAACCGCCTGCAGAATTTCCGGGAGAGCATCTGTCAACGCGATTAGTATGTCCGGCAGCGCGTCAATCAACGCCATAACAATGGTGATTGCGGCGTCGATCAGCATCGGGATTATAACCGGAAGTTGGTCGACCAACAAAGTCACAATGCCGATCAAAGCGTCCACAAGCTGGGGGATGAGAACAGACAGCTGCTCCGTTAGAAGCTCAACCAGTGTTACTATGATGTCGATTACCATCGGCAACAGTACCGGCAATTGTTCCGCCAGGAGGTCAACGAGTGTAAGTATTACCTGTGTGACTGTGTCTAGCAGAACAGGCAGGACGCTGTATAGCAAGTCGATCAGGATTTCCGGGAGCCTGTCAAACAACATTTCCAGTGCGTCAGGCAAAGCTACATACAGCAGGTCGACTAGCACCTCGGGTATCCGGTCGGCCAGTTGCTGGAGTATATCCGGCAATGCGTCTAGGAGCCCGTACATCAGGTCGGTGGCGGCCCTTATTATTACGGGCAGGCTGTCGATCAGACTGTCCGCCAGGTCTACAATGGCGGAGGTTACCGCCGGTAACAGAGTGGGCAGCAGGTCCTCCACCAACTCGGCTAACCGAGGGATAAGCTTGGCAAAGGCGTCCACCACCTCGGGGAGACCCTCCACCAGGGCAGTGGCGAGCGTACCGACGAGACTGGTGGCTACTTCCGCCACCGCCGGCAGGGCGTCGGTAAGCTTGGTTAGGATATTGGAGATAATACCAGACATCGCCTCGCCCAAATCAGTTGCAGCGTCTGCGTCCCCGTCAAGCACACCGCGGAGAGCGCCAGCTGCCTGTTTAACGCCGGGAACCAGATCGGATAAAAGCGATGCGCCCAGGAGCTTAACGTCAGTCAGGATCGGCTCGACCGCACCGCCAATCTCTGCCATAGAGGAGGCCCAAGCCTCGTTAGCCTCATTGGCACGGATGATCTCATCGTTAGTCTCCCTGTACTTGTCTGCTGCGTCAGAGTACAGGCCGTTGAGCGTCTCCATAATAAGCTGCTGCCGCTCCTGCTCAGTGCTGCAGGCGTCTAGACTCGCCTGGAAGTCCTCCTCATTAACGCCTGCCCAATTGAGGGCATCGGCTAGACTTCCGGTGAGAGTTCCCACCTTGGCCGTCTCGTTGGCGGCCTCGGTTAAACCTTCGACCGGGAGGCTCGCGCCGAAGGTGGCGTACACGCCAGTAGCTATATCTGTCCAGGCGCTGAGGTCTTTCTCGTTGCTGGCCAGTTTGGCCAGATGGTTTGCCGCTTCAACAGCCTGATCGGTTTCGCCCAAAACGCCATGCAAAGCTTGGTACGTCTCTTTTGCAGTCTCCGAGCTGTGTCCGGCAGCGGTAAAGGCGGTATCCAGCTTTCCCATCTCGGTGCGATAATCTCTGGATGCTTCAGCGCTGGCCACCAGAGCGCCAGCCGCAGCGGTAAGCCCCACGCCCAGCGCTTTGAGTCCGCCCTTGACCAGTCCGCCCAACCTGGAACCAAGTCCATCGCTGGCGTCGCCTGCTTTATCTGCGCTGTCCGCCATCTCGTCCAGGCTATCCGCCGCTTTGTCAGCGCCTTTTTTTGTGTCCTGCAATCCATCCTCGGCGTCGTCGGATTTCTTCCCCAACTGATCGATGGCGTCTGCGGTCTCCTGTGCGGCCTTCTCGTATCCCTCCAGTTTTTTGCTGGTGGCTATAACCTCACGCTGTAAGGCTCGCACTTGCTCCTCAGACGCTTCTCCGCGCTCAAACTGGGCCTGTACCTGCTTCTCCGCGTCTTTTAATGTGCCGAGCCTCTTGGACGTATTGCTGATCGCGTCTGCCAGCACCTTTTGCTTTTGGGACAGGAGGTCTACGTTTCCGGGGTCCATCTTAAGCAGCTTGTTGATCTGCCCCAACTCCCCAGACAGGCTGCGGCTCTGTTTCTCGACATCCTCTAACGCCTTGCCTAGCTTGGTGGTGTCTCCGCCGATCTCTATAGTCAGACCCTTGATGACGTTACTTGCCATCTGTTGTTTCCTCCTTCCTCAGTTTTTTGCGCAGCGCCGTTCGATCGGGCTTAACCTGCTCCATGCGCCAGGCGTTGTCCAAATACTCGCGTCCTTTCTCGGTCTGGTTGAGACGGTGGATAAAAGCGTCGCGGCGCAGAGTAAGATAATGCAGATAATCAAGGTCGCGGACCTGGTACAGCGTCAGTCCCGTATACTCGGCGACTAGCTGTTGCCACCAGGTTACGGCTCTATATTGATGTCCTCCCGCACTCCCTCCTGCCGGGTAGTACGGGAGGGCCAGTTTTTTGCCTGGTGGAAATCATTGATAAAATCCATGTAAGCAGCGGTAAAGGCCGCCAGCGCCATAGGGGGAACCTTATATTTTTCGCGCAGCTCGTCTGCGGTCACCTGCACGCCCTCGAGGTTACAGCTCATGAGCGCGGCTGCCAGCGTGTAAGACGCTCGTACTTTTTCGATTCCCTGGTTGGGTCCCATGTTCGTCAATTCCTCTACCGACGCCGCCAATTGCTCGATCAGTCGTTCCGGTGGGGTGGTAACATGCAGCACTGTTCCCGCCGCATCGCTCAATTTGACCTCCAGAGCCTCCTGAATCAGAGAGTTAAAATCAAAAGATTTGGGCATGTAAATCACTCCTACAAATAAAATAAAGTAGGGAGACCCCGGTTAGGGGTCTCCCGCCTGGTGTCTAGACTGTAGCAGGTATCTCCTCTATCAGCTCGATCAGCGTGCCGTCGTCATCATGCGGCATCGCCTTAAATTCAGGCTCAATCACAGTGCCTGCATCGGTGGCGAAGGTCAGAGTCGCGCCGGCGGTGTTGCGGCCCTTGATGAGTATCCACAGGTTTCCATCGACAGAATCCTCATGCGCGAAGCAGATCGCATAGTATCCCCCCTGCGCGTTACCGGCTCCGCCAATCTTTGTGGTTCGCTTTCCTTCGGCCTCAGTGGACGCACAGCGGTCGATCAGGCTCTTTAGGGTGGTTCCGTTCCACGTCAGCAGACCGCACTTGAGTAGCGCCTCTTCGGAAGTGGTGATAATCTTGGACACAATGCCAAGGTCGTCTTTCTCCTCGTAAGTTTCCTCTGTGTACTCCAGGGAAGCGCCGCCCTTGATGTATCCCAGCAGATTGTCGTCTGTACAGATCGTGTCAACTGTGGGCATGGTGTCGGAAAAGGCTTCCAGGTAGATTTTACCGGAGCCCAGAGTGATGGTGCTCTTGTCTCTCTTTGCCATACTTATGGCCTCCTTTTTTCGATAATGGTGAATTCATAGATTACTTGATACCGTTGCACGCTTTGCAGCCAGTACCTAGACTGTTTATCCCAGCGAATGCTTGCGTCGTTGAGTACTGCTTCAAATTTAGCCTCCGTGTCATCATCACGCACAGGTTCGTATAGTTCAACTGTTCCGTTATGCGTATAAATCCAGTTGAGGCCGTCTGGCCCGTCAGCGGTCACCTCGTCAAAAAATATTGCGTAGGTTTCTGCGGGCGGATCAGGGCATCTGCTTTCACAACCAAAGATACCGGCAGCCTTCAAAAGCTCTTTAATCATTTTTTAGTTCCTCCTCCACGCTTTTTTCATAGTCGGGAAGAACTTTGTTCAAAGCGTTCGTCAAGAAGGGATCAGGAGTGGTCCGGCCGCCATCTTTGGTCGCGTGGCCATGCACTAGCAGATGGACCAATCGATAGTCAGGAGCCTTCACATGCCAGATATACCGCTTCATTCCGTTTCCGGCTGGTAACTCTGATGAGGTAATGTTCCGGCGAAATCTGCCACTGCGTTTTGGAGCAGCTGCTTTTGTCCGGCGTACTAACTCTTCAATGGATTTTTGCCCTACGGCATTAATACGCTCCGTGACATCCTCTGAGTATACGCTCAACTGCCTGGCGATCTCGGCTCCCAGCGCGGCGGGTTTTATAGAATTACTCACAATGCCGCCTCCTCTGCAGAAGCTCTGACCACTGTCAGTTCCAATTCCTGCCCTGTACGATAAGTGCGTAAGACGCGGAATCGGTCACCGTTGTAGTCCAACAAGGTCTCTCCGTTATAATCCAAATAATCCGCCATCACAAATTTGCACTCTGGATGTATGTCCTGAGCGTTTGCTTGGTAGAACTCTGTCTGACCTATACTGCGTAGTCCAGCGAATACATCCCGTTTTTCGATGTGATTGGTTCCGGGCGACCGTTTGATGAGAGTCACAACCTCGTTCATTCCATTGCCTCCCCTCCATACCCAGCTGCCACCATAAGGCAGGATTTGAGGGCATCGTATCGCTCCTTATAAGCTGCGGCTTTGCCAGTGTCGTCGGTATACTCTGCTCGGCAATACAGCTTGATTGCGTTAAGGATGATCGGGTCATCCGCTTTCGGCTCCTTTAGCCCGCAAATAGTTAAATCTGCAAGGCACGCCTCGATCGTGTCTGTTACGTCGCCATCCAATGCATTGTGCTTGATGCGCAAAGAGGTCTTGATTTTAGCAAGCGTATCCTGGTCAATTGCCATGCCGCTCTCCCTCCTTTCAAATGCCACTAGGTTTTTGTTGTCGTTAACCTAATCGATATACCCCGTAGCCATCTGAAGCTGCGCCTTCTGCTCATCATAAGCAGCCTTTAATCGGTCGTACTCATCCGGTTCCCCGAAATCCGCCTTGCAGTAAGTGATAACGGCACGGATAATCAACGGGTCGGTTTCGTCCACATCTGCGACGCCAGCAATACCAAGGTCAGCCAGCGCCGCAGAAATGAGATCATCTATTTCGCTGTCAAACGCCGTTGTGGTTATCCGCAGCGCCAGCTTAACCTTTTCAAGCATTTTTCTTTGTCCTCGCTTTCGCCGTTTTTGTCCCCGGCTGGAATGCACTGTTGTTGAAGTGGAAAGTAACCGCCTCTGCGCCGTCCACGAGGACGGTAAAGGTATCACTCTGCGTCACGCGGAAAACATTATTGGCCTCCCAGGGAATGTCCTGCTTGGACACGGCACCGTTTTTCTTAAACGTCATGGTCGTACCGGACTTTTTAAGAACAAACGGGAAGAAATAGCCTTCTTGCTCCGCCGGTACGGCTGTATTAAAGCCGGTGTAGCCAGTCACATATTTGAACGTTCCACGGACATCACCGTTTGCCAGCACTTCCATGCCGTCTTCGATCATATCCCCAACGGACTTACCGTATACGCTCTGACTTGCCGCTGGAATCTCCACGTCAGAGCTGGTTATTCCCCCGACGTCACCGTGAGCTGGGCGAAGGAATCGGGGTCAATCAGGGCACCGGAACCGCGGGCATATCCGGAATAGGTGATGACATGATTCTTGATATCCTTGTCGCTCTCGATCATGATATCCTGGACCATGTTGTAGACCACCCGGCGGGCGTCACCGATGAGGATGACGTTATCGGCCACGGAATCCTCCACCTTAATCTGCGCGCCCAGGACGACGCCCTCCTGCCCTGCCTGGGCAGACGGCTGGAAAACCGGGCGGCCGGTGGTGTCCACCATACCCACCAGATAATTGTAAATGGTGGCGCGGGTGGCATATACGGACACGGTGCCCACGCGCTTGAGCTTGCCGAACAGGGAGGCCAGCTCCTTGAAGGTCAGCGTATCGTTTGCCGCGCTGTTGACCTTGTTGCCGCCGGTCATGTCGGTGCCGATCTGAGCAATCACGTCGTCGGCCAGCGCATCGCCCAGGCTGGCGCTGATTTCATCAATCAGGTACCGCTCCAAGGCGTCAATGCTCATGCGTTCCATGGCGTAGGAGATGTTCACGTGTTTGGAAAAATCCTTGCCGGACAGGGTGACCTTGACAAAGGTGTTTTGTTCGTCGTCGTTGGCGGTATTCTCTGCCACCGTTTTTGCAGCGCCCTGTGCGATGGCGGTGTGCTTCACCACTTCCAGAATGGTGCCGGTGCGGTAAATGGTGATGTCACCCATAATGGAATGGCGCTGGGATACCAGGTCCCAAATGGTGTTGAGCATGGTGGTAGGCAAAACGGCAGAGGTGTTGGCGGTGGTATGTACAAAAGCCGCTCGTTCCTCTTTTGTCAGTTCCTGCCCCAACAGGTTTTTCAAGAAGGCGTTCCGGTATTCCTTCGATTCGGGACCGTAATTGCGCTCCTCGGATTTGTCAGAAGCAAAGCGTTTCACAACATCTCCAACGCTTCCGCCCGCTACCTCGGCCTTTAATTTATTTCGCTTTTCGGCAGCGTCTACAATTTGCTTCTTTTCCTCCTTCAGACTGCGGACCTCGGCCTCCAGCGCGCCGATATCCGCGCTGTCGTTTTCCAGCTCGTTAGCGATCTCCGCCATACGAGCCTCAATTTCTTCAATTCTGTTCATTTCAAGACCTCCATCATTAACTTGATTTTTCGGATTTTATTTGCCCGTTCCAGTCGCTCCGCCTTGATTTGCTCAATCACTCCGTCGGCAAATCTCCGGGCACTGATCGACGTCATGCCATTAGCTGGGATGGATACTGCACTGACGTCGTACAGTTTTTTGATTTTGGTAATGGTGCGCACTACTGTAACTTTGCCGGTTTCGTGGTCACATAGAGTCTCTCGCTTGTCCTCTGCCACGGTGAAAGCAAAGGACATCTTATCGGTATATCCGCCTTTAATTTCCTGATAGAGTTGGCGACCGATATCGGTGCCTCCCAACTCCGCCGAGATCTTCAGGCCCGCGCTGTCCACCATCAAAGACAGCGTGTTGTTGCGGTTGCGGGCGAAAACACGACCCTCGTGATCATACTGCATGATAACGTCTGACATGTCGCAGCCATCAAACGCGCGGGCGTCAATCTGTTCAGTCACCTTGTAATCAGCGCTGTCGTACAGGTCATAGGGCTGCCTAAACGTGCAGGCATAGCCTTCCACAACCATACGATCTTCCTCTCCTTCACGGCACTCCATAGACATGGCGCGATATTCGCGACCATTGGCCAGCCGGTTCAGTTGTTTGTCGGTCGGGTTACGTTCCACTTGTCAGGTCATCCCCTTTCTTGGTCACGGCGTTTCCAGGGCCAAGCAGGTAATACTCGCCCCGTATGGTATAGGCCTGCCCTTCGCCGTTGGGTAGCGGCGGCAGGTTCCAAATTTCTCTAATTTCGTCCCGGTTCATAATGCCCCGGTCGGCCATCTGCGCTGATACGTTGAGCTTTTCGGTGTTACTCATATACTGCAACCGATTGGCCGTAGCCATCAAAAAAGAGCCGGAGGCCCGCTCCCGCTCTGTAAAAAACATTTTTGTTGACACGTCAGAAAATTGGATAGCAAACGGCTCGATCGCCCCCTCGTAAAAAGCGCTCCAAGCGTCACCGTAAGCTTTGTTCTGCAGGATGTCAGTGTTTACACCAAAGTAATCAAACACATTACTTTTGATGGCGCTCATTTGCTCGGCATCTACGACAAACGGGCTGCTTTTGATTTGCTGTATCTCCGAATAGGTATTTGGAAACAGCAGCACGCCGCCCTCTCCCTGCAGATTCTCCCGAGTAAACCGTTTACGCTCATTCGCCAAATCCTCCGGTTTGGTGAAATTGTTTAGTTTCGCCATAAACCGAAAGGTGGCGGCGCTTTTGACTCCCTCTGAAATTCCTTGATTTTGTATGTTGATCAGTTCCATTGTGGGGGTGAGAGCGCTGTTGTCTTCCCCGAAGAAATCGTCAGAGTATTGGAATTTTGTCAAGATACCGCAGGAACGCAACTCTACGGCGGCGTGATCTCCGTTTTGAAACTGATATCTAAGCCAGGGTTCCCCTTTGACATCAATAATTTCGCACAGAGAGGGGAGTACCGGATACATCCCGGAAGGCTCCCCCAAATAATCCTGAACCGGAACAATAAAAGCTGTATTTTGCATGTCCAGGATAGTGGAAAGCCGGTACAGGAATTGCCCCCATGTCTGCCATTCATTTGGGCCTGCGCGGAGCTTTGTTTGAAGTTTCGGCTTGGCCGACCCCTGCACCTGTACAGATAGCTTGCTGATATGTGTCGCTCTGGCGTGTATAGCGGAGCGCACCAGCTCACTTTCGTATATTCTGCCTCCCCATGTAGCAAAAACCGGAGTATAAGCAGTCAGAGTCTGGAAGAATCCGCTTGTGTCCTGCGGCGCATTTGGCCGTTTGAAAATTTTCTCAAAGAGTCCCAAGGAATCACCCCTCGTTTTTTAGTTGTGCGCCAATTTCGGCGTACCATTTTTGTCGTACTGTCATGGCGTCCAGCAAAGCCGCACCTCCGTCGATGTGATCGTTTGGGCTGATTTTGACCGGCTTACACCTGCCGCTGTTGGCATCCATCTTTAGCGCCATGTTCAGTAAATGGATTTTTAACAGGTCGTTGTCTCCGATGCGGATTACTCCGTCTTTCATCAGCCCCTCCACTTCCATGATAACCGGCGTCAAATTGTTTCCTTGAAACACATCGTCCATGTGAAAACCGTACTGCTTCATGTCCTGGATCAGGTACTGGGCTGAGTATCGGTCATACCCCACTTGCAGAGGATAGATTTGATATTTTTCCACCAGCTCACGGAACCAGTCGAAGCAGTCATGGTAATCCACGAAGTTATCCCCGGACAACTGCAATATCCCGCGCTGGATATACGCCTCATAAGGCAGTCCGTCCCGCTCAACAGCTTCCTGGATTTTTTCCCGAGGCAAGAAGAACTTTGCCAGCACATACAGATTCCCAGCCCGCTCAATGACAGCGGTGCAGGCGGTAAGGTCTGTAGTTTGAGACAGATCAATTCCACCTACACAATAGCTGTTCCGGAACATTTCCGGGTCAAGATGTTCCCCGGATGCATTTTCCACCACCTGCGTAGACAGCCACGCCTGGGAGCTGTTTTGTTTAATATTACAGTACTTGGTGAGGAATTCGGAGCGCTTTGAAATGCTGCCGTGGGCGATGTCGATCTCGTCTAGAATGAACTGGATAGATACCGAAACGCCCAGGCCTGGGAGGCTCTTTCGCAACTCGTTGATGTCGTCCCATTTGGCCACATTATCAATAACATAGAGAAAGGGGAGAAGGCGCTGCTCTTTGGAGCTCCCCAGCAAAAAAGAGGTGGAGCGCTTGAAGAGCTCGTCATAAATCCCATCATTGACATAGCCGGAAGAAGAGATGGAAAGAGTGATAGGCTCCTCCCGAGCGCCGGTACCGGATACCATTGCCTCATACTGCTTTAGCCCTCGCGCTGCCGGCCAACTGGACATTTCGTCTGCTACAGTCAGCATAGGGTTATAGCCGTCGGCTTTTTTTTCATTGAAAGCTATTTTCTTAATGGTGGTGTTTGTCTTCTTAATATACAGGTCGGCCTTTCTAGGCTTGGTGATTTTTGCGAAAGCCGGGGTATGTTCGGCGGTGAATTGAAATGCGGAATATACCAAGTCGCTCTGGTCCAGCTTAGGGGCCAGGCAGTAAATCTCAGAACCAAACTCTCCGTCTACATAAGCAATATAAGCCATAATTGCGGCCGCCAGGAGAGTCTTGCCGCACTTCCGCCCGATTACCATAAAGACTTCTCGAAACTGCCTGCGCCCGCTCTGGTCAACGATACCGAAGAGCGCGGAAACGGCCGCCTTTTGCCACAGGGAGAGCGCCAAGGTTCGCGGAGCTAGTTTACCCTTGTTATGGCGAACAAATTGCTCAATAAACTGGATAGCGTTGTTAGCTTTCCGCTGGTCGAAAATATAAGTCCCATCTTGAATCCCGTTAACGATTTTTTCGTATAGCAGGCGTGTCCATTTCCCTACGACAATAGAGCCGTCTCGAATCCCCTGGAAATAGGAAAAGATATAATTATCCATCTCTCATCTTCAGAAACTCAGAGAGTTCGTCTTTTTCTTCGGAGGCGGGGCACAGCTCGTTGAGTTGCTTGACGATGGACTGATAGTTTTTGTCTGTGGCCGTGAATAACCTGGCCGCCGGGCGCTCACGCTCATAAGGTTCTGTGTTGGGAGACTGAGAAAACATTTCGATTTCTCCGTTTTCCTGTATATCCTTCCACAGTTGGTTAAGCCTGACTCGTAGTCGGGCCGCCTGCACAATCAGCCCCTGCGCTATCTGGTACCGGTTTGGCGGTAAAGATTTGTAAATCCGATTTAATCTATTGATTTCGGATTGTTCCGTGATTTCTTTTGACACGTTTTATCTCCTTTCGTTAGGGTAGGGGGGTATAACACTCAAAGAGAGGAAGAGAAGAGTACCACCCGCCGGTCTCCTGAAGGTGCTATTTTTGAATCGATAGGGGGGAGGTTTCGCAGATAGATTCTCCAACCTGTTTGAAATCCGCAGTATGAATTACAGCTCATTTAATAGTCACCCTCCCGAATTCATCGACGCTGTATCTCTTCCGACTATCGTGCGCTTTCGCATGGCAACCCCGGCATAGTAATTCGAGGTTATCCCATGACAACGCCACGTTAGGGTCTGTTATGTTTTCTGGCGTCAGCTCTGTCCTGTGGTGGACGATCTCCCCCGGAGTATAGAGCCCGTGTCCCAAGCATCTCTCGCATAAGCCGCCTACGCTTTTTGCATAAGCATCTCTCGCATGTTGCCACGCCTTTGATCTGTAAAAGTTTTTTGCAAATTCTCTGGCCATTTTTCAAAATTAAGTTCAACCCGCCATCCCAACCGCTCGGCCATTATGTCCGGCACAACAAAAGCGCCCCGGTTATCCGAAGCGCTTTATACCTATAAGCAGACTATTTCGCGCGGCCTGCCGGCGGGACCATCAAATACGCCCCTGTACTCTGCCAGCTTCGGCACCTGGTAGCCGTCATAACCCGGACGGCCAACGGATATAGAAAGAAGGAGGGGAAAGAGGGGAGATGTCTCTTATGTACACCTCCCATTGAACCCATTATAGGCATTGACTTTTGCCCCAATGTGACATTTTTTAAAAAAGTTTCAGATTTTTTGCTATCTCTCTGGCTATCCGAAAGCGATATCTCAGCCACGTCCTATATGTAGGTCCATTGTCGTTTTCGCCCTTTCTGATATGCTGGTAATTGAAATAGTCATAGCTCCAGTATGCCTTGATTGGGTCGAATCCCTCGAGAGTTTTCGCGCTGTACTTTGCGCGCATTACTACCGCCGCTTGATCTATGGCTTCGAGCTTGGCATCGATTGCAGCCAGTTTGACCGCTTTCATGGAGGTAGGGTCTCCCACGCCTCCCGACGCTCTGCCTTCCTCGCGCTTCGGCGTGCCGTACAGGATATTTAACCGCTCTTTTTTGAGCCGGTCATATCCCTGTAGAATCGCTTTGACCTGATTGTAGATGTCCTTCGGCAGTTCGCTGTACTTTGGGTAATACTCTCGCATGGTTTCCCTCCATAATGCACCCGCCAGCGGCGCAGGTGTATCCCACACCGTTGTCCCGCCGCCAGGGGCAGCGATTCTGTGGGCAGATTGAAACGGTTCCTTTCACTTTGCGTTTCGGCCCAACCCACTCAAGGTTACAGAGAGTATGCACCAGCTTGCGGATTCCGGGCCTGTCTGATGTGTCTGTCATCACTTTCCGCCTCCTCTCATCACCGCCGCGATCGTGCCGGCAGCCAGCAAGAGGATGACGATGATCGCAAGTTCAATCATTGAGGGCCTCCTTCCGTTCTCCGTAGCTGCAAAAATCAGTTTTTCTGACTTCTTTCTGCCATTTTCGGCACCATAGCATATCTTTTGTTTTTGTCTTTAGGCCCGGATTGTTTTTACAATCCTTACATCTGATCACAGGTACAGCATCAATAGTTGGTTGTTCATCTATGCTTTCGAGGATGCAATTTGCATCATAGATATATTCGTTTTCTCCGTTTTCCAACCAATCTTTCCGCATGGCGTCCGCATCAATCAGCCTCATTTCCGATCCTCCTCTCCCTCCGGCGAGCCTTTCTCGGCCGGACACATACAACACGGCTTACCATCACAGCTCGACGGAGGGTTATATCGGCATAAATCGCACGGCGTCAGCGGCTCGTTTGGTTCCGATCCAATCCAGCCACGGATATCGGCGGCAAGTTCCGCATTATCGGTTGCAGTGGCATATGCCGTGAGTGCAACAACAGCCGCGGGATCTTTATCAGGGCGAAGCACGAAACAATCTGTCACCTGAGAACCGTCCTTGTTCTTGTATACGGAGTATTTGCCATATAGCCCTGCGCGTTCCGGCTCGTTCGGCGGGGTGAGGGTGGGCATTTCCTCCAGGATATCCTGCAACTCGGACAGGCACCACTGTACATCACTGTTTGCAATCACACGGTCGGCAAGGTTATCATCGTTCAGCGTGTTCAGTTCACGCACCAAATCCAACAAGTCTCTACTCATCTTTCAGCGCCTCCCTCACAATCTTCTGTGCAGCCTTGTTCCCGCACTCCCTGCTTGCCTGTGCCACGATCTGCTTGACGATCGCGTCTTTGTCTT